ATGTAATCATCATCAGAAGGATCATTATCTACATGCCAGTCAATTGCTTTACCTGGATAAACAACACTAATACCAACCCTTTGTCTTAAACCAGACTGATAAGAAACATTAGTTAAAGTTGGTAGATATTCTGCATTATCGCTGTAAATAATATCTCTTTCATAATCTATATGAGCCTTGGTTTTGTAAACATGCTCATAGTAATGTCTATTCTGTTCAATATAATTATTATATTCAAGATATAATGCAGCAACTTGCCACCCATCATATGGGTTTGATTTTACAGACGTGTAATAATTATTACCTGCCCAATTTGTCCAAATAAGTTTATCCTTATTTTGATTAAACTCTTCAACAATTGATTGATAATTGTCAGAGAGGAGTTTAAGTTCAGGATTTATTTCTTCTAAAGAATAAAATCTTCCCATAATAGTATGAAATATCAGTAATGGATCTGGTGATATATGTAACATACTCAATTATTAGTTATGGAGAATAGCGGACTCGAACCGCTGACATCCTGCTTGCAAAGCAGGCGCTCTACCAACTGAGCTAATTCCCCTGGCGTCTCAGGCTGGACTCGAACCAGCGACCGACTGCTTAGAAGGCAGTTGCTCTATCCAACTGAGCTACTGAGACATAAGACAATTATACCAGTGATGGATTTAATTGTCAAGGTGGGCAGGGAGGGATTTGAACCCCCGTAGGCAGAGCCAGCGGATTTACAGTCCGCCTCCATTAACCACTCGGACACCTACCCATGTGGACACTGACCTGATGGTTACTCTTTCTGCGGAGGGAGGCGTCAGTTTTTTATATCCAAGCAAGCACCTTGCTGGAGTCCATGTGGTAATGATATCACTGTTTGGGGCAGTCGTCAACCCAGGGAGCACACAATCTCATTTCACCTCCAAGAACTGATTGGGCATAAGACCCATCTGGTGGTTTCTCTGAGTATCGTGGTTTAGGCATTCTAACCTTTCCATCGTCCCCTGTCAAGCGTTCATACTCTGCAATTGCTGCATCAACATCACGCTTAATTCTTCTTTCAAGTTTCTTATCATCCTTAATCACAAACTCATTAAGTATTGTGCCTGGAAAATATTTTCTTTGAATTTCGTCCAGTAAGTCCCAAAGACCAGTCTCAGAAACTCCTGTGCATTGTGAAAGTGCTGCAATAATAGAAGATAATACTATACCGATTATTGCGTATTGTTTTATGTCTGGTTTTTTCTTACCAAGATTAAAATTAACCCTCATTACATTCAAGATATTTTTGTATCACTTCATTATTTTTCTTTTGAACTTTCAAAAGTTCATCATAATCCATACCCAAGTAAGAGGCAAAACCTTTTAGATCTTCATGCCCAAAAGTATTTAAATTGGAAGTTATAGATTTGTCTTGTGTCATAACTTTTATTTAAATTAAATTACTAAAAAAGGGAGTTCTGTAGAACTCCCCAATATTTATTCAGTTTGTTAAACTTCTACCGTGATCAGTTTAGAAGCATAATCATGAGCATACGAAGTGCGAGCACCATGATGCCCCCAACCAATCCAACTATACGCATAGTCCATGTAACGATTGATGGACTTACCAGGAGTTTTCATCCTGTCCTCAATTCGTTGCCATTGAACCTCAGTCGTTAGATAACGAAGTTGCGTGTGAAGTGCTGATGGAGAACCACCATACCTCTTAGCAAAATCACCCAATCCATAATAACGATCGGCAGATGTCCATTGAATCAGTCCGTAACCGCGTCCGCAGTTACTCCAACTGGTTCTACTACCACCTTCGCAAATGTTAGGAATAAAAGTTGATTCCTGACGAATATTGCCCATGATGGTAGCAAGGGCGTTTCTGTCTTTAATACCACGCTCCTGGAAAAATACCAGGGTAGCATTCTCATGTTCATTACACCCTTTACAAATAAGCCTTTTCTCTTTTGGCTTTGGTAGTGCAACCTCGCGGATTGCTGTCTTCTTTTCATCTACAAGATTCATTTTAATTGTCTCTTCCACTGGAGGTGGGGGACCTTGCATCTTGTAGTTGACGAATGGCAGTGATGCCGTACTGGTTGTAACCGATGCCAGAAGGGGCAGGGCTACTGTAAAGAAATTTTGCATTTAAATTGATAGAACTCTACATCCGTATAGAAAGGGGGTACACCCTCTTTTCAAAGGGCACTTTCCACGGCTCTAAATGTCACTTCAAGGACTCATTATGACAAAACCCACCTTTTGAGTGGGTTCCCTGCATAATAAGTTATTATTTAGATTTTGTCAAGAATTCAATTTAAAACAAATACCACCTAAATAACAGTAGTGTTTACTACTTAAGAAAAATGAAAAGACTTCTTCTAGTTTTTTCGTTATTCTTCATTACTCCTGCAAGTGCTGCTGAAATTACATCAAGAATTACTGATTCTGTTCAACTAAATGTTCAGGGTGCTGCGGTACAATCAACTCGAATTGGAGCATCTTATTCTGCTTCAGGTACAAATATTCAATCAACCTCCTTTGGTGGAGTGAATGGTGCTGGAACTTATGATATCAATACAGCAGGTCAAGCATTCAGTTTCTCAGAATCTTTCAATGCTGCTGATACGCCAGTCACCACTCAGTCGGTCAGTGGTGGAGTTATTGCTTCTCCCAACCTTTATGGGGATTCTGTTACTCAGTTAGCAGGAGACAAAGGTTCTCTCGCTGGTACATTATCACCTACTGGTGTTCCTACAGTCACTGCTGGTGGTCCTGGAACCACCGCAACTGCACAACGTAGTATTGAGTTAAGCGTATTCAAATGAGACATCTAACTCCCGTCTTGCTTTTAGCAGCGGGAGTCATTTGTACTCCTGCTATGGCTAATACTGTTGTGCCTAATTTTACTAGAGGTACAATCAACGCAACAACTGAATCAACTACAAAAGTTATAGAAACAATTCGCCAAGTTGAATATGCAACTGGCACATCTTATACTGTGACTGGAACTAATATTAACATTCCTGGCACTCCTCAACAAGGAGCAAACTACAGTATTATGAATCAAGGTGCTCCCTTCCAGTTTAGTGAGACTTATCTCGGTCCTGGAGTGGCAAAGGAAACATGGATAGATCGCACCACAGAAACCCAATCAACAACTACATCAATATCAGTCTTTACGCAGTAGCAACCATTTTAGTATTAACACTTGCAGGTTCTACCAGAAGTAAAGCACAACAAGCACCTTCTAATACAAATATTGCAGGACCTTCAGCATCTGCTACTGGTAATGTTACAAACCAGGCCGTGCAGGTGTTACAAGGTCCTTATGCAGTCAACACTTATGGTGGAGGTGTAAGTTGTCAAGGACCAACCATGAGTTTTTCCCCATTTGTATTGGGAAGTATGAATGGTAGTCAAGACCCATCAACATTCCAATCCCATAATGGTAACGCTGGTGTCAGTATGGGATTTAACTTCCCTTTGGATGGGGGACTAACAGAACTTTGTAAAGAAAGAGCAAGGTCAGAAATCAAAAGACAAAATGCTGAATCAGATAAAGCAAGACTTGATTTTGAATTAGTAAGACTTTTAAAGTGTGGTGAGGCAATCAAGTCTGGTATTACATTTCATCCAGAAAGTCCCTACCATAAAATCTGTGCCGACGTAGTTGTGAGGTATCCAAATGGATCTCATACCACCAATAAGTAATGCAAATGGAATTGCCAATATAAAAACTAATACCAACGAAGTACCAAAAGTTGGTATTAATGGTCCTAGTGTTATTTCAACAATAGAACCACCAGTTCTTCGTAGTGTAGAAGTTCCTGTTGTTCGTGGAATGGCACTTCCAGTATTTGAAATGCCAAATACTTCTATTAAATATCCAATTATTAATGTACCTACACAAGAAGAGTTTGATGCTGCTGTAAGGGCGGATAAAGAAAAGCAGGCACAAGAAGATGCAGCAAAAAATAGAGGACTTCCAGACTCTACCCCCCCACCTCAACTGCCTCAAGTTACTCAAACCCCTCCCACACAAACACCTATTGCTGAGATACCAGCGGATAAACCAAAAACAACACCATCTTTTAGTGTTTATGGAGTCGATATTAATTTACCTGACCCTTCTCTTGTTGCTACGGCTGGTGCTGTCGCAGTAGTAACCACTGCTGCTACAATGGCATCAACAACAGTTTTAAATGTAGTTAAAAACGCTGCTGAACCATTGATTAGAGAAGCAACAAAAAACAAATTTAAAATTAAAATTAAACAAGTTAAACCTGTTCTACATTATGTCATGTCAGACGGTGGACATGTTGATATATTTGAATACTCTGCAGATGGCACCCGCTTAGTAGCGCAGACAGATAACGTAGAGCAGTATATCCGCGACCAAGTAGAGACCAATGCTTACTATGAAATGGACAATAAAATTATTATTGATGATGTAATGAAAGATAAATTCACAAAAGAGGGGCAAGAGAGATTTAAAGGTCTCTATGCCCCACCTAAAAAGATTGCTAAGAAGTTATCAGCTCGACTTTCTTTTTGATAGAAGTAGGTCGAAATCTTTCTTCTTTGTTCCACCATCATATTCCCAAGCATAACCTTCAGTAATCATTTGATTGTTGATGGAAATCTCTTCACCATTGACATATAGATGACCAATGATACGACCATACTTTTCGGTACTATCAGGTAGTTCTGTTTTGATTAAAATATCTTTAGCAAATTTTAGTCTTTCTTTGAGCCAATCTTTAACTTCGAGACCAAGTTTCTTTTCATACGCATCAGTTGTCCTGCTCTCTGGGGTATCGATACCAGCAAGACGAATTCGCTTAGTAAGGGAGATATCAAAACCCAAATCAATGTCAGCGTCAATAGTGTCGCCATCTACTACCTTGTGAACTGAACGTATTCTATAGACGTAAGGATCTTTGTCAGCCATTAGAATGGTAATTTAAACTTCTCAGTATTTAGTTTGGGAATAGGTAGTTTTTCAAATGCCTTATTAACCTGCTTCTCTACAACGGCACCAACAAACTCTTCTGGGTTGTTAAGAATCTTCTGTGCTTTCTGATAAGTTACATAAGCACCATAACAAAGTGCTCCACTAATCGCTAGACTTGTCGCTGACAGAATGATCGCTAGGTTCTTCATCTTTCATTTCCTCAAATGCTAACCTTAATATGTAGTAAATGATATATGCAGTAAAGGCAAGTCCGCAGGATAATAATATTACAACACCCCAAGGAAACTCACTCATAATAATTACCTACTAATCTCTTCCCAGTCCATAGACCCGTGAATATCTGCACCATTAGAATTGGAAGAAGCAACGAGAGAAAGTTCATAAGGTGTTCCTGTTAATGCATCCCTTTCCAACTGAAACTTAAATAATGCCTCTTTAAGAATATCAACTGGTGTTGAACCTTGATTAGACCCGTACAAATATCCAGATGCTAATATTCTTCCACCAGTATAAGTTCCACCATCAATTTTATATTCCACAGAACTATCAATACCAGCATCGACCCAAGTTCCACCAACAGATGTTCCTGTTGCTCTTACTTGCCAGTTATAAACTGCATTGTTTGTAATACCAAGAATTGAAAGTGCAGTCATAATTACAATTGCATCCAATCTATTTGGCGTTGCTTTAAGACGAATTGATAAAACAGTATAATAAGTTCCTGCAGTTGTTAAATCAACTGGTGTTTGAACAGGTGTTCCTGCTGCTTGCTGCAATCCACGAAGTTCATAACCACCCTCTGAAATTACAGTAGAACAAACTTGTTTTAATGTGCTCGCACTCGTTGTAATTCCAGTATTTGCAATCTCATATCTCAAAGGTAATGATGCTGTTGTGATATAAGTTGTATTGATAAGATTTGCGTGATGGAATGAGTGGCAGTGAATAAACTTACCATCAACTACAAATCCTAGTCTTACCGTTCCAAGTCCCAACCATTCAATATCCATCCACATAATTTGTGCTTTGCTGATATCTAATGTGACACCAGATGGATTGAGATGCCCAGGACCAAGCATCGTATCAACATTCCAACTTGCTTGTGATACTCTTGTTTCTGTTGTAATTCCTGGAACATATGTTCTTTCTACAAAATATAAATTACTTCCATCAAGTTCTAAATACATCCCATTATCTGCACCAAAGTATCCTACTCTTTGACGAAGATTTGATTTTGTTGGATTCATTACAAACGTATTCAATACCTGTAATGATTTTCCTGGTTGATAAGAGAATACTTTTGTAGTTTCTCTGATGATTGATGCGGTGCTTCCAACACCAACAGTCATATTAATCAAACCTTGTGCTGTCGAAAATCCAACTGTTGAACCAGTACCAACAACTAAACCACTCCAAAGATTATTGTCTCTATATCTGTGAGATGAATCAAAGAGAGTGAGTGGAGTAGACATCCTCTGCCTACCAAATGCATCTGTTGCTATTGGTGGTAATTCGATATCAACAGTTCCTGTAACTGGAAATGGATTTGTGGTGCTGACTGGTGAATTATTGAGGTTAATTGATACTTGTCCAGTGGTTCCAATACCTACAGTATTCAGTAATGTAGAAATACCGACTGGAAGATATGGTGTTGTTAATGCACCACTGGTTCCAACTTCAACTATATGGGAATGAATTGGATTTTCTGGTGTACTTGTAACAGTTACTATTCCAGGAATACTAATATCACCATTAATTGTAATACTAGAACTTCCAAGAGATACTGGAAATGGATTGTCAACACTAACTGGTTGACCATCTTTAGTTGCAATATTATTAACTTCAAATAAAGATCTTTCTTGATTTAAATAATCTTGATTTTGTATATTCCACTGTGCCATAAATCAATCAATCCATTCTAATTTTGAGGGGTGGTATCTTTTTGTATTTTTAATATTGAAGTTTTTTTCTTCTGCTGGATAAATTTGATGAACTACAGCACCTGGATATTCACCTTGAAGTTGTTCTCCCAAATCCCTCTTTGAAGGAATTCCATTTTTGGAGACTAAATCAAGTCTATAAAGATTACCCTTCCACATAATATCCGCAGAGTATTCTTCCCCAACTTGTTGTGTTTGTGGTTCTGAATTATTAATATAAAGATTGCCGTTAAAATCTCCAGCAATCGTTACACTTTCTGACAAAAATTGTTTGAAAGATTTCATCTGAAACAATCCATTATATTATATTTAGTATTTACCCTCCACACAGTAATCTGACTTTTTATTTGGTGTATATTCCTTATAACCTTCTTGT